CATTTAAAAATAGAAATAGATGCAGATGATAAAGATTTACAGGTTTGGGCAGACGATCAATCAGGTGGATTAGCAGAGTATTTTAGAGTTGATGGTAGTCTTGGTATAAATAGATTTATTAGAGACAGTAGACATAACGATAGTATTGAAGCAAACTTTGGCGATGGTAGTGATTTAAGAATACAACACAACGGTACAGACAGCTATATACAAAACTTTACTGGTAACTTAAATATTATACAACATTTAGATGATGGTCGTATTAACTTTCAATGTGACGATGGTAGTGGTGGTGTAACAACTTACTTCTTTTTAGACGGTAGTTTAGCTAATGGAACTAATACTTATACAAGGTGGGCTGATAATGACGTTGTAGCTTTTGGTGATAGTCAAGACTTTTTAATATATCACGATACTTCAAATACGATTTTATATAACTCTGTTGGTGATATAAGAATAACAAACACAGCTGATGATAAAGATATATCGTTTCGTTGCGATGACGGTAGTGGAGGCACAACAGATTCTGTTATCAGAAATGAAACTGGTGATTTGTATATAATGAACAAAGCTGATGATAAAGACATTATATTTCAAAGCGATAATGGTAGCGGTGGTTTAACTAATTATTTAAAAATAGACGGCAGTAATACCAATATACAGGTAAGTCAAAACCTGTACGCTTTTGATGATGTTAAAATTGCTGTTGGAGATAGTTTAGATTTAAGGATGTATCATGAAAGTAGTAGTAATGATAGTTTTATAAGAAACGCTACAGGTAATTTATACATAAGAAATGTAGCAGATGACAAGGATATAATCTTTCAAAGTGATGATGGTAGCGGAGGTTTAACAGAATATTTTAGATTAGACGGTAGTTTAGCTGCTCATGATGGTAGTTCATCTACAGCTTTATATACAGCTTTTCCTGATAATAGCTTAGCTGCTTTTGGTGATAGTCAAGATTTAGTGATGTATCACAGTGGTAGCCATAGCTTTATAAGACATCTTGGCACTGGTAATTTATATATTGATAATACTACAGATGATGCTAAAATATTTTTTAGAAATGATGATGGATCAGGTGGTTTAACGACTTATATAGAAATACAAGGTGATAATACAAGAACTGTTTTTAGAAAAGATTTAAATTTACAAGATAGTGTTAATTTATATTTAGGCACAAGTAGTGATTTAAGATTAATTCACGATGGTTCAGACTCAACAATATCAAACTCTACAGGTGATTTAGTTATAACAAACGAGGCTGATGATAAAGATATAATATTTAAATGCGATGATCAATCTGGAGGTTTAACAACATATCTAACTATAGATGGTAGTAACGGTTATATTAGATTAGAAGATGATAGAAGATTAACTATAGGTAGCGGTAATGATTTACAACTA